TCGCCAGTTCGGTTCTGGATGCTCTGCTCCTGGAGGATGATCTTAATCTCCTCGAGGATTTCGTTCTGGCGGGTCATGGCTTCCATGACTGGGTTCGCCCCCACGCCGACCACCGTGCCGAAGCCCTCTGGGCCTTTGAACTTACCATCGGCCTTCTTTTCTTCTTCCTTAGTCATTGATTGAGAAAGTTCCTGTGCCTTTCTCCCTTCAGGGCTTTCAAGGTATCGTTTCAATAGTCCTTCGTATCCTCCGAACCTTTCCAATGCATCTGGAGCTCCTTCAGGTGAAATCATGTTTTCCGCAATGGCCTTCGCCATCGTTTTTCCCTCCTCAGTATTTGATGCAAACCAGTTAAGCAGAAAACTTTTCCCCGCCTCGGTCTCTGCCTTGAGCTTATCTAGTTCTTGCTTTGCCTTTACGATGTTAGCCAAGGTCATTTCGTTAGACGTTTGCCCTTTGCCTTTACCTTCGGAGATTAGATTGACTCCTTCCTTCGCAAGCTCGCGAGCCTCACGGAGGTTGTCTTGAATCATTGAGAGCGCGTTCTGGAATAGAACCATCGGGGCAAAGAATCCCAGGAAGATGTCCTTGATTCCTGTGCTGAACTTCTTCTGCACATCTTCGACCTGTTTAGAGAAAGATACCACGGCGGTCTTAGACTTATCCATCGCCTGCGGGACATCGGAGGTCGTCCTTATGTTTACGGTGAGGTCTTGGGACATGGGCTCTTTACCCTGCGGGATTGGCAACGGGGGCTTCCCCTTCGCCGGCCTTCAGCTGATCTTCGATGAAGGCCTCCTCCTCGGGCGACATGATCGCGACGTCGACCCCCTTACGCATCGCGAATGCTGCGTTCAGCCAGATGGCCTGACACTCGGGCATTTCCCACGCCTGTTTGTAAGGCACGCCGTTGGCCACTAGGTTCGCGATGATGGCCATCGGCCAAGGCAGGGATTTGCTCCCTCCTTCCTTTTGGGCGTCCTTCTCCCAGAACTTCGGCCAGTCTTCGACCAGGATATAGCCGGCGAAGGCATTAAGCATTCTCTTAAAGTACTCTGGGTTTTTCCCCATCCTGAAGATGCGCAACTTGTCCATCAGGCTGACCTCTCCAAGGGTCTCTTCGGCGCAGACTTGGCAGGCGAAGATAAGGTCGGCCGGGGTAACCGGCTTTCCAGGGGATATAAGGGGAGAGTCGAACGCATGCAGGCGCACGCGGTACTTGAGGCACCACGGGTATAGGGTTCTGCCCATTAAGGTAAACGGAGCAGGGTCAACCTGACTATTTAGGAAGCGCCTATCCACTCCCTCCAGACTACTCCCCTTGCGGGGGTGTCAATTAGTAGGTGATCTCTTCGTACGACTCAGCCGTGACGCTGACCGAAACGAAACCCTTCGAACTGCCGCGGTCGTCGACCTTCGTGATGACGCCGGAGAAGGAGACCGAAGCCGAGCCGCCAGGGTAGGCCGAGGCGGTCTTCGCGGTGAAGGAAAGGGTGGCGCCCAGCTGCGGGACGGAAGTGGCCTTGGCCACGCCCTCGATGGTGATCTCGGAGCGGCGGTCGTCGTAACGAGCCGTCACCGTCAGGCCGGACTCGTTGACCACCGTGCCGGTGTTGTTGAATCCAGAGGTGACCGAGTAGGACTGCACGAAAAGGGAGGCCTCTTGGCCTTCGCCGATTCCATACAAGCACACGACGCCTTTGTTTACGTTCATCTTACTCCTGCCTCAATTGGCAACCTACTCAGGTTCGAGGCAAGTGAGCACGTCAAAGGCGAAGGAGGTCGCCCAGGAGCGCTCGTCGATGCCCTCGTCCTCGGAGCGATAGGTCACGTCGTAACACAGGGCCGCGCCGCTCGTGGCCGCGAAGGCAGCCTGAATAAGGTCGAGGCTCTTCATGCAGTCCGACAGGGCGGCGCAGCGCTCGCGGTGGACGGCCAGCGTGGTGTCGTCGGCGTTCGAGAACAGGGTGACACGGACGGAGCATTCGTAATTTCCGAGGCCCTCGGGGAGGTCGCCAGGGGCCCGGGCTGAGTCGCATAGGACGACCGCCTTGGGCAGGGTCTGCGTCACGGCGCTGTCGCCCGTCAGGATCTGGACGCCGGCAAGGCCGGTCTGCGTCGAGAGGTAGGTCGCGAGGGTCGACTCGACGACGTGGCGGATGGAGTTGGACATGGTTATTTCTTGTTAAACTTGTTCACGGGCTTGCGCATGCGGTAACGGATCATAGCGGGCATCTGCTTCACGCGGTTGCCGTAGACTAGGCCGAGTACTCCCGCCTCGTCGGCGATGGCGTTGATGTTGCCTAGGGTGTTCGTCACGGAGACTTCGGCCACCTTGTCGGTGAACGTGGTGACATTAGTCCCGGGGACTCCAGAATGCAAGGTGACCCATGAGGCCTTGCGCAGCTGAGCGCCGGGTTCGCCCTGCTGGCCGTTATTGTCCTTGGGCTTGGGCAGGCCGGCGAGGGCCTTGGCCCAGCCTGACTTGATGAGGCCGACCATCTGCTGGCGTCGCTGGATATATTCCTGCAACTCGGTCTTGTCCTGCACGAGGAGCTTTGCTGTGACCGGGCGGCGGCCTTGCTTGATGCGGCCTCCGAACTTGCCTTTGACCTGGTCATGGATCGGACGAAGGTCGCGGACAAAACCCTGCGTGCCGTATTCGCTCTTGATGGGGTTAGCCCTGTTCAGGAAGTTCTTGGCCTTGGCGAAGGCCCGCTGTTTATCCGTGTCGGCCGCGATCTTAGAGAGTACGCTGCGCTGGCCCAGCATGCCGGAGAGTTTGCCCCCGTCGGTAAGGCGAGAGAAGGTTCCGAAGTCGCCCGATTTGACGGCGAAGGCCATCTGGTTGACTAGGTTTCCAGCTACGCCCTTGGCCGAAGAGTCGTTTGCGGCCACGAAAATCTTGGAGATGTCCCCGGCCACGGCGCCGAGACCAGCCTTCTTAGCCCCAGGGGTAAGGCCTCCGCCTCCGCCCTTGACCAGGGGAGGGGTAAAGATGGCCGCATCCTGACAAGCAAAGGCCGCCTGCTCGAGGACGGCGTCCCGCATGGTGATCTTCGTCTGCGCCGCGAACTGGCGGCAGGCCTCCACGAACTCCGCAAGGGACTTCGGCTCAATGGAGACCTTGGCCGGCATTACTGGTTGTCGTCGATGACGACGAGGGTGACCCACGCCGACCCGGGCTTGTAGGTCTGGGTCGTGATGCGGACGGTCTTCCCGCCGGCCACGATCTTCTTGCCCTGGGCGAGGGAGGCGATGGGGATGCCGCCGACGATGATGGCCGTGGATGCCCCCGTAGACCCGTCTGGGAGGCTCCAGGAGGCCGTTGCGGCGGGCAGGCGGACATTGTACTGGGTACGCTCCATATACCCCCCTGCCTCGAGGACGGTCTGCACGGCCGGGTCGGAGATGAGGCAGGCGAATGTAATCGCCCCGTTATTGGCAGAACCGGGTACGGAAAAATCGGCGCACATCTCCTTCGCGTCGGGCAGGAACTCAGCGTACAAACTCATAACCCTGCGGCCATTGGCAAACAGGCACAAAAAAGGGGCCCCTTGCGGAGCCCCTTCGATTCCGTTGTCGGCCGCTATTAGGCGGTGACGTAGCGGACGAGGGAGGTCGAACGGCCCTTGTTGGCGCCGACGAGGATTTGAGCGATGCAGCGGATGTTGCCCGTCTCAGCCTGACCGACGAGAACCTGGACGGAGAGACCAGACTCGGCGGTCGAGACGCTGGAGGTGAAGCCAGCGATCTCAGCCATCGGGATACCCGTGGCGACGAGGAGGGAGTCAGGGCCCATAGCGACGCCGGCGAGGTTTTCGCCGTTGGCCGGGATCTGGTTCCACTGGTAGATGTCCATGCCGGCGACCTGACCGACCGAGCCGGAGGTGACCACGGCGTTGGCGGCCGGGTTGAGGGAGCCGTAGATCTTCGAGTCGTTGCGCAGGCTCTTGAGGTAGCCGTTGCCGACGAGGAAGGAGCGGGGCTCGCCAGCCTTGGCGGAGTCGAGGAGGAACTGAGCCTGGGTCACGTCGTCATAACCGAAGTCAGCGAGGGCGACGGTCTCTTCCGTGGCGTAGTTGGCGGTCGTGAAGACGGAACCGATTTCGGCCCAGGTCTTGTCGACGATGGCCTGAGCGGCGGTCTTCGCGTAGGCGTTGATGAGGTACTGCATGCCGTACTCCTGGATGTCCAGGGGGCTGAACTCATCGACGTACTTGAAGTGCTTCAGGGTGACCGAGGAGTCGGTCATCGTGGCGCCATCCACATCCGCGAGGGTGTTGGTGGCCTTGTTGAACTCCGAAGCCGTGCCAGCGCCCATGATCGGGACGAAGACGGTCTTGCCAGCGCGGCCGACGGAGGCCGAGAGGTTGACGGAGACGTTGTTGAGGATGGGCAGCTTGCCGGCGACGGTCTGGACGATGTAGTCAGACAGGATAGCCGGGGCGGTAGGGAGGACAGTAGCCATAGGTATGTGTTAGGGAGTGAGGGTTAGAGGGAAAGGAGGGAGGCCTTGTGGGCGTTGAAGAAAGCGATGCGGGCAGGGCCGGCAGCCATGGCGAGGTAAGCGGCCTTGATGTCGGCGGCGCTCATCTTCGCGGGCGAGTCGCCCTTCGGGAGTTCGACCGGCTCGGTGCCGAAGGAGGCGACGATCTTCGCGGCTTCCTTCGAGGCGCTGGCCTTGCCGGCTTCGAGCTCGGCGACCTTGGCCTTCAGCTCGGAGGCTTCCTTGGCGGAGGCTTCCAGGGCGGCGGTGAGTTCGGCGAGCTTGGCGTCCTTCGACGCGGCTTCGACCTTGAGGGCTTCGGCTTCGGAGGCGGTGCCGACGGTCAGCTTCTCCACGGTGGCGCGGAGGTCGTCGCGTTCGGCAGTAAGGCCGGCAAGCGAGGCGGCGGCCTGGACGAGTTGCTCTTCGATGGTCATGCTAGTCCTGCGGAAATTGGCAACCTTGGCCGAGGGCTCGACCGCCTCTTCGACCTCATCTTCGACTTCCTCTTCGGACTCTTCGACCACCTCAGGCACATCCTCGGGGGCCATCACTTCGACGCCCAGGGCGGCAACGGCCTCGCGGCTGTCGGCCCGGTTGTCGATGAACAGGTCGACGCGCTCGCCCTTGTCCAGGCGTTCCTTGATGATGCGGGCCTTGAATGCCGGGGCCTCTTCGGAGCCGTCGTTCATGATCAGTTCCTGATAGTCCAGACCAGTGGCGGCGAGGTCGGCCACGGTCTTCTCGCGGTCGGACTCCGGGCGGTTGGTCAGGACGACCACCTCTTCGGCGGTCTCGTCGATGTAGTCGATGACGCGCTCGACGGGCTGGCCGTCTTTCAGGATCGTGTCGTCGATGTCGGTGAAGATGCGGGGCATATTGGTTTCGATTTGGGTTAAAGTCTGAGGGGAGGAAAGGGCGGACGCTCCGGCCTCGCGGTCGAGCTGCGCGACCTTGGCCTTGCACCAGTCCGCCGTGCGCATGATGTCGCCCGAGGTAGGCCCGCCCCACAAGGCCCAGGCTACGGCGCCCGCTCCGGGGAAGTCTTCGTTGGAGGGCTTGTTCTTAGGGGCGTCCATGTCCGGGCGGTGACGCTCGAACCATGGGCCCATGCGGCGCAGCTTGTCTTCGGAGACTTCGCCGGCCGCCATGTCGCGGGCTTCCCGCAGGGTCTTGTCCGTGACGCCGTCGCCCGACTTGCCTTCGGCGTGCCATGCTAGGCCACGCTTGGCCGCGTCGGCGACGTAGTCTGGGACGGCGATCGCCATCAGAACGAACGGAGGGCGGCGGAGAAGGAGTCAGCCAAGCCGGTGACCAAGCCCTGGGCGGCGGCCTGCTTGCCGGAGAAGACCTGACCACGCAGGGCGGAGTCGGCGACCATCTTGCGCTTGGCACGGATGGCGGCCTTAAAGTCTTCGTGGATGCCGTCGACCGAAGCCTGAAGGTCGGCCATCTGCTCGTCGGAGAGGGAAGTGCCCTCGATGCCGGCGCCCTTGAGCGGGGAGCCCGAGGACTTGATGACGACCATGCGGACGCCCGAGGCCTCGTAGAGTTTGGACATGTCAGGGATGGCCATGTAGACGCCCACGCTGCCGACGGTGGCCGAAGGCGAGGCGACGACGCGGTCGGCCTGAGAACCAAGCCAGTATGCAGCCGAAGCCATCTCGCTGTCGGTGTAAGCCATGGTCGGCTTCTTGAGGTCGCGAATCTTGTTCGCCAGTTCCTCGACGCCCGTGACCGTGCCGCCAGGGGAGGAGATGTTGAAGGCAATCTTCTCGACCGCAGGGTCGGAGGCCATCGCGTCGACCGTGGCCGAGATTTCGTTCACGTCGGCGACGCCCATCATTCGCTCCAGGGGCGAGACGCCCTTGCCGATCGGGCCGGCAATCGGGATGACGCCCACGCCGTCGACGATGTACGGCGCAGGGGCAACGCCGAAGATCTGGGCGAGCATGTCGGAGAAGCCGAACTTCTCGGCCATGACCGCGAAGTCTTGGGCCTTGGA